CGTAGGAGCCGACAATGCCACCCATGAAAAGAATGAGGTTCATGGCGATGGTATCGCTAAGGGCAATCGGCCGCCCCCAGACCGCCAGATAGGTGACGATGCCGGCGCCCCAGATCAACAGCAGGATGATGATACGGCGGCGCACCGCCCAATCGGGCGATGCCATATGGTCCATGAACAGCTTCATCGGGAAGCACCTTGCAGCGCGGCGAAAAACTTCTGGCCATAGCCGGCGACGACAGCGGCACTCTCGGTGCCATTGATGATCCGTCGCGCGTTCACCCAATCGGCTTTGGCGCCCTGGAAAAAGTCCGCCAGCTTGGCGCCGGTAAACAGCCCCTCGCTCATGCCGGTAAACAACACCTTCAGCGCAATATCCTCACGCATGGCAAGAACCGGGTTGGACACCAGATCGACACCGATAGCACCGCCAAGCTTGATATAATTGACCTTGTGGGTGAGTTGCACATAACCCCGCCCAAGCCAGCTTTTGCCATCGGCGCCGATCCGCCAATAGGGCGACTTCACCCACGGCATCACGCCCTTTGCCCAGGATCGATCGAGAATGGCAATGGCTTGGTCATCCGTCGCCGCACGCGTTTCCCGCACGGGCTGCATGGTCTGCGCCGTCTCATGAAACGCCGTCGCCAGCATGTAGGCCAGCCAGCGCAGATCCGTCATGGTGCTGGCCTGCCAGACATCGAGAATGGCACTCATGCCATTGACCTGATTTTGCGTCAGCGCGCCGCCGAACAACGACAAGCGCACCGCCGCGAAGAATTTCGCGCGATCCATAATGATCATCCTGTTTTTTGAGAAGTGGTTGAAGCCGCCGGCTTCGGATGCTGCCCGGATTGACGGGCTAATTTAGCTGGAACATAATGAGAACATGCTCACGATGGACACTTTCGGGATCTTGCTCGAATTCGACTATACGATCACGGCTTATTGCCATCCCTGCAATCGGAGGGTGGAGATAGACCTGTCGAAGCTCCCGCCGAATGGCAAGAGCGTTAACCGCCGCTGGCGCTGCATCGAATGCGGCCAGCTTGGGCGTGTTATAATGAGCCCGCCCACTCCAAAGACCCTTACTTAGCGTCCGCCGTAAGAGGCCCCACAGATCCGCCCTGGTCCTCGATCGCTGACGCTGGTGCATCAGCCACCAACCCAGGCGCTTCGCCCTTGACATAGTCGGGGTCGTGCGGAGCAAGCCGCCGCAACGCTTCGGCTAGCCGGCCTGATAGACCGTCGACCGCAACAGCGTATTGATCCGCCTGCTGTTCCAGCAGCTTCATGCGCTCACGCAGCGCCGTTTCCAGAATGCTCATGATTTAACTCTCCGTGGTTTGCACTTCCGGCCAGGAGAAGGCGGGAAGCTCGCTGAGGAATTCGGTTATGGTCGGGATCGGCCGCTGTTTGTCGATCACCTTCTGCAGCTCGGCCAGGGAATAAATCCAGACATCGGAGCGCCAATCCTTCAGCGCCGCAGCCTCGGCCGCAAAGGTCGCATGTTTGTCGCCGGCATAGGTGACGGCGGTGGTCATGCTGTCATAGCCGCGCTCACGCGCCTTGGCGTTCATGAACTGCTGGATGGCGAGCTGATAGCGCGCCTTGAGCGCATCGTCGGAGATCGGCACATTCACCCAGCCGTCGACCGTGCTGGTGACATATTCAGGGATGGCCGGCAGTTCGGTGACGGTGGAGAGAAAACCGCGCTCCTCGCTCAACAGCTGATCCTGGATCGCCTGCTGTTCCTCCGAGGTCAGCCCATTGGTCATGTGGGCCGCCACCCCATACCAGAACTCACGGGCGTTCAGGATCTGCTGGCGGCCGAGCCACCAGGCCGCCATGGCTGCCCAGCGACTGGACCGTCCGGCCGTGACCTCGATAACGACGCCATCCACCATGGCCTCATACATGCTGCTGATATTGTACATTTCGGTTTGTCCTTTCGTTACCAGTCCAGCTCGCGGAAGACGCAGTATTTGATCACCATGCTGGCGCTGTAATTGTTCTTGAACGTGAGGGTTTTGCTGGAGAGGGTCAGGCGGGCGTAATACCAATTGCCCGGCACCTGATTGAGATTGTTGCGCAACACGATGAACGGGTAATAGGTATAGGTGCCGGTCAGGGTGACGCTGACGGTCGCGCTGGACGCGACCGTCACAAGACCCTGCTCGAACGGCACGAGGCCGGAAAGCGTCTCATAGAATGCAAGCTGCGTAGGGTCGGTGACAGCGGTCACGTCATAGCCCGCCTTCGACACCCGGATCTGATAGCTGTTGCCGTTCTGGCCGATGAAGATCCTGTTGGTCATCACGCAGCCCTGTTCTTGAAAATCATGTAGCAGAACTGAAACCTGTTGGTGTCGTTCGACGTGTCGAGGATCACCACCTTGGCTCGCAGCGTCGTGTTGTTGGCAAGCCAGGCCCCCGTATAGCGCAGGATCGAGCTTTGACCGTCGCTGGCGCTGAGTGCGTTTGCCATGTTGCTGCGCCGGTCGTTCTGCCCCCAAGTGGTCGGGTAAAAGCAACTACCGACCGGCAGGTCGGAAAGCCCGCTCAGGCGATTATAAAACGAGGCATGGAAGATCGGCGTGTAGCCCAGATCCGGGAAGGTGATCTCGCTGTAGTAGATCGTCGCTGTCAGCGTCGAAGTGTTGTAATAGGTGTTCTGCATATTGACGCTGCCCTTGACGTGCAGGTCCAGCGTCTCAAATCTCGTATCGAGCAAACGGCTCTTGGTGGGTGCATAGACATCATCGCCGGGCTGGCTGATGAAGATCCCGACTTCGCCGTTCAGGCTGCCAATGTGAATTCTGTTGGTCATTGGGAAATCGCAAACACGATGTATCGGATGACGCCGGTAAAGCGCTCGTAATTCCCATTGTTGTGGTTTCGTCTGGGAATAGTGATCGAGCCATCGGCAATGGTTGGCGGGGTGCTGGCAAACTTATTGCCGACCGGTTCCGTGCACATCATGCCGACGCCACCTTGGGACTGAAAACTGTTGGCGTTGGGTGTGTAGTCATTCAGCACATAGGCCGCAGGCACATAGCCAACAGTTGGAAACGTGATCGTCAGCGGCGTGCTGGTCGTTGTAAAATACGCCTCAGACCCGGAGCCATTGGCAGGCGCGGGGTCGGTGATCTGACCCCGCGCGATGATCAGGCCGGTAAAGCCCCAGTTGCTGTCAAAGACCTTGTTTTGATCCGCAACGGAAAGATCCGCAGCGTCATAGCCTTCCTTGGTCACGATCATCCGTCCAGGCGTGATCGATAGCCTGTTGCTCATTACTGTCTCCAGTCTCGTTAATCGGTGATCAGGATCGTTCCGGCATTGAGCGAAATCACCATCTTGCCGTTCGAGCTGCGGATTTCTCCGGCTGTCACGGTGCCCAGGTTGGCGGTGATAGCGCTCAGGCTGTTGACGGCGAGCTGGTTGGCGGTGATCGTGCCGTCGATGATTAGCTCGGCGGCGTTACGTTTGTTGACGACGAAGCCGCCGACATAGGTATCGCCTGTTGTAGAAGAGCGCCAAACGTAAGCAGCCATTACCGCCTGAACCGCGCCTGCTGGGGCAGTTAAATTTACAGTTGCCGTGTAAGAGCCTGCGGATTTATCACCAGCCATGAAATCATAAATGCTGATTTCACCACCTGCGCTGTTGATCCATTTGATGCGCAAAAGAGGCGAAAAATTACCACCTGGGCAAAGCGCTGTTCCCGTTATCCGATATTGCGCCCCAGCCTGGACACTGAACCGTTTGCCCAAAAGCTCTTCGCTGTAGCCCGTTCGCCCTGCAACATATGCATATCGAGCCTGGGAACGAGACGCCATGCCACCAACGTAAGGGTCGGTCCACGATTGCCAATTGGGACCAGACCAAGAATTGCCAAAATCCTGCATCTGGTTATCGGGCACCAGATTGGTGAAATCGGTCAAAACTAATTGCTTGGCCGTGACAGAATTCGCGGCAAGCTTATCCGTGCCGATGGTTTCGGCCGCAATGTTGGCACCGGTAATCGTGGAGGCCGCAATACTGGTACCAACAACCGAACCAGCCGCAAGAGCGGGTGTGGTGATCGCACCAGCAGAGATCTTGGAAGCGACGACGGAATTGGCCGCTAGGCTGTCTGTATTCACCGATCCGGCAACGATATTGCCGTTTTGGATAAGCACGACGCCGCTCGACGACCAAGGCGTCGGCTGGCTTTGGTTTGCGACGGCCTCGCCAAAAAATGGCTTGTGTATCCACAGGTAGCTATTTGCTTGACCGTTGATCGTCCCTTTGTGCCGGAAGAAAACGTAGGCATACACAGAGCCAGCCGGGGCTTGCGCCCTGAAATAAGCACGTTGGTAATTGGAGAGCTGTTTACCAGGATCGATGTTTTGATTTGCGGAAAACACACCACCTGAAGCGCCGCCCGTATTACCGGCATTCGCAAATGTGAGTACCGTTCCTGCCGCGTTGACAAAGGCAATATAAGGCATCACACCCTTGCAACGATGCCCTAAATAGTAAACCGACAACTCATACCATTTGCCAGCCTCAACAGACACGTAGTCAAAAGCGGTTCCGTCTTTTTTATAGGTGACGCCGATCTCAAGCCCTTGTGTGCCGTTGATTTGAACCATTTCAAGAGCGCCCGGTGTCGGGGCGTATGTATCCGTCCTCAGGCCAATGGTCCAATTGCTCGCGAAGTCATGTGAACTGTATTCCAACCCCCATCCAGTCATACCCGCTGAAAAGTCAGAATTCTTAACAAAGTTTGCACCCTGTCCAACCGCGAGAATATCGGTTGTGACTGAACCTGATGCCATTTTCGCAGTTGTAACAGCACTAGCTGCCAGTTGGTCAGTGCTGACAGCCCCGGCGCTAAGTTTTGCCGTTGTCACAGCATTGGCATCAAGCTTGTCAGTCGTTATTGCGCCCGCCGCGATGAGATTGGCCGTAAGCGTCCCATCGACAATGAGTTCAGCGGCGTTTGACTTTCTGAAAGCCATGTAGTCAATTAGTAGGTTCGTGGTTGTAGTATTTGCAGCATTATTATAAACTTCAATACCGACAAACCTTGTGTTTGCGGGCATATTCATCTGTCCGAGAACGCGTGTTCTTGTATTGAGAAGAATGGGTAAATTTGAAGCCGCGTCACTGTACGAAAGATACGTCTTAGTGGCGTCGAAGAAAAGAATCCTGAACCAAAACCCACCTGTCGAACTGCCTACGTTGCTGTAAAAAGAAATGTCGTATGTATAGTTTCGACCGATTTCTACAGGAATGTAGTAAGCAGGTTTCAGCTGAATAAAAACGTCATGGGCAGGTGTAAGCGTAACTTTTTGTAGCAACAATGCTTGCGCACCGGTTCTGCTAAATCCGGCTGCAAAGGATACATTGTCATTTGAGGCACCTTTGTAAATGGTCCAAATTGTAGCAAGATCAGAAGATGAGAAATTACCGTTTGCAATCAGGTTGGTATAATCCGTTAAAAGCAACGATTTAGCCGTGATTGCGCCAACCGCAAGATTATTGCCGGTGATCGTATCGGCGGCGATCTTCGTCCCTGTCACAACGCCGTCAAGCAACTTCGATGCTGTAATTGCCGCATCGGCTATTTGCGACGCGATCAACTGCCCGGTCAATTCAGCCGTGGAAACCGTCTTCACATAGGCCGCACCGTTCCAGCGGTAGGCCTCGCCATTATATGTGACGTAAGCGGAAACGCGGGTGGTCGGCAAAGCGGCAACGACTTTAACCGCTTCTATACTGGATGCCAGCTTCGTTGCATCTACAGCTTGGGCAGCAAGCTTTACGCCCGTCACCGCAGCGTCGGCAAGCTTATCGGCAATGACCGAACCGGAGGCCAAAATCTCCTCCGTCACCGCCGCTACCTGAAGCTTGGACGTGCTAACAGCCGCATCCGCGAGCTTCAGATTGGTGACCGCCTCGTCCATGATCTTGGACGCCGTCACCGCCGCCTCGGCAAGCTTTGCCGAGGTGACAGAGCCGTCGAGAACGTCAGTTGATTCCGACAGGTTCAGCGTGGTGACGGAAAGCCAGTCGGACGCCACGGTTTCCCGGCTGGAGACCGGAACCAATTTGCCCTGCACTTCATATTCCGTTAGCGCCAGGCACCAAGTGCCGGACAGCGTCCAGGTCGCGGCGCCAGCGTAAGGATGCGCATCACTATCATAGACAACGACACCCGTAGCCTTGACGCGCACCTTCACCCAGACACGAGCCACATCGTCCAGATCCGCCGTGCAAGACACGACAATCGCCGGACGGCGATCCTGGCTGTCGCTGTCGGTGACGGAACCGGCAACCACGCTCCAGCCTGTCGTAGACTGCGCAGCCGGCACACCGCTGGACACACTACCAGGCGACGGAGCTTGATAATCCGTGCCACTATTCCAGCTATAATCGGAGGGATCGACTTCCGTCAGATCCAGCACGGCATCCAGGTTAGGCTGATCGAGAACGCCATCGACCCGAAACCGCTTTTCCTGATAGCCGTTGCGGTTGCTGGACCAGGCGATGATATCGCCCGGCTCCAACTGCCAGAACATCGGCGGCATCGAGAAGGTGTGACGGCGGGCGCGACGAGCTTCCTTCAATGCCGATTGCATCAGGCGTTGAACCTGTTCGGCATAGGGTACGAAGTCCAGGCTAACATCCGACAACAGACGCCGATTGCCGTCCTCCACCTCATAATCACTATTATAGATCGGCGGTGCTTCCGCCATGTTCCAGGCGTCATCTTGAGATGGATAAGACGCAGAAATCCCGTTGACGGTATCAGACAGGCCGAAGAACGGAGTAAAACTCTGCTCTTCGCTCGACAGGATATCGGCATCGGTGAAGGTCATGACAGGTTCGTCCGACACGCCGATAAACGGCTTATAGGTGCCGCCGATCTCGGCAAGCCGCCCGTTGCAAGCCGTCAGCATCGCTTGTGCCGCGTCTTGTATGGCAGCACTGACCTGCACCTCAGCGCCGGAGCGATAGGTGGCCTCCATGCCATCAGCACCTTCGATCAAGGCGCGGCATTTGCCGATCTGGGCAATCCAGTGCGCCGAGGGCAAGCGCCGACCGGTCACGGTTTGCAGGCCATAGAGCCATTGACCGTTCCAGCGGATGCCGCGCATCAGGTTATAGAGCTGCACGACAGGCAACCGGTCGCCATCGCCGCCCCAGGTTGAGGCGTCGCTATAACGCTGATTGCCATTGCCACCGACAGAACTATCCTTCGACGGATCGTAAAGCCGCATGCCATCCAGCACGAACTTGAAGGACGGAAACCCGGAAAACAGTTCCTGGTTCACGCGCGACGTGGCAATGACATAGGCAACGCCATGACCGACGCGCGCTGCCTCATAGGGCCGTGCCGTCGACGAGACGCGGTTGACCAGGAAGCTGTCGGCCTTGGTCTGCGTACCGTCATAGAACTTCAGCCAGAGATAATCGGTCGTGCCCTTGCGGTAGTCGAGAACCGGCCAGCCATATTCAGCGTGCGGATGGTCGAAATCGATCTGGCAAGCCACGCCATTGACGACAGGCACCAGCAGCGCCTTGATCGGCGCATCGGCCACGGCAATCACCTGGGTGACATAAGCGTTCGGTGTCTTGCCCGCATTGCCCCAGGTATTAGCATAGACCAGCGAACCGGCCGTTGCCGTCATCCCGAAGATGATCGAGCGCGGCACGGTTCCACCGGACTGCAATTGTCCACTAACGGCAAAGCTTGCGGTGGAGGCTTTGTTTTTGCCAGCAACAGCTGAAGCAAGGTAGTTCAAACCGATACCGACTGCCGATTTCAGCAAGGTCGAGCCAATGATGCCCAAGCCGCCGATAAAGGACGAAACCGCGCCAATAGCCGACGCCACGCCGCTGACAATGGCAGCGATGCCCGTAAAAAGAGCCATGATGGAGAACCCGTCAGAGAGGTTTTATGAAATGCGTCTCGGCCGGCGCATAGCCGCGCCTGATGTAAAGCCTGGACACATCATTGGTAGCGAGCGCCGCCATGCCGATGGCGACGCAGCCCATGGATTTGGCCCATGCCTCATAGGCATCGAGCATGATAAGCGCGGAGCGACCCCGCGCCTCAGGTGCGATGAACCACACCGTTTCCTTGGCCATCAGACCCGCCCCGAAGGGATGGTCAAAGGCAGACGCCAGCAACAGGCCACAGACCAGGCCGTCCAACTCCAAGAGCAGCGCGCAGGCTGCCGGGTTTTCCAAATGAAGGCGGTAGAGCGCATCGGCCCTTGCTGCCTCGAACCGGAAGCTATAGCCCGCCGCCGCATGGCTTTGCCGCAAAAGATCGACCACGGCAAAGCGGTCAGCCGGGGTGCCAGGCCTAACCATTTTTGGCCAGCGCGTTTTTGAGGAAATCGGCCATGCTGGTCGCCTTTGACGTGGCAATCTTGCCGTTGGTCTGGCCCCAGAACAGTTCCCAATCGCCAACAACAGCCGTATCCTGATAGAAATTGTCAGATGAACTGCGCAGCTTCTGGCTGGCATCCGAGCGCGTATCGGGATTCGAGCGAGTGATTTCCTGCATATGCGAGGCACAGGAAAGCGTGACCGCGCCGGCATCATTCTCGGCAGGCGTCTTGATCTCTATCGTGTCGATAAAGCCCAGGAACCGCAGTTCGGCCGGCGAAACCAGCTTGCGGGTCTGCGGCGAAAACAGCCCGCGATAGATTTCCACGCGGGCCTGTTTGCAGTCATAGAGCCGCACGGCTTCCGCCACCATCTCGTCAATCTGGGACATGGTGATGGTAACGCTCTGCGCCTCCAGCGTCGAGACCAGCGGGATTTCTGTAATGCTGATCAGGGTGCCGGAACCGTAAAACTGCCTGGTGTCTGCGTTGCCCGTGTCAGGATGCACGACCTCGGCCGCGACATTGCCGACATCGGACCAGAAGCCGACAGCGGCCGGGTTGCCGGTTGAGCGGTCGCGGGCGATAATCCAGAGAAAATCACGCGCCACCAATTGCCGCGCCGCAAGCGCGTTAGTGATAGCAGCAGGAAGCAAGCGCATCAGCGCACCTCGATAGCTTGAAATAAGAGAGAGCCGCGCCCGCTGGACGCATCGGCTTCGGAGGAAATCGAACTCGGCACGATCATCATCGTGCAGGATGGCCGGATCAGCGTGACGACAGATCCAGCAACAGTGCCCGGCCACAGATGCGGCCGAAGCTCGAACGGCCCGGCAATGCCGTCCGCATTGGCAATGACAGGCTCAACCACGCGGTAAAGCCCGCTGCCTGATATCTGGATCATATCGCCGAGCGAGACGACATAGCCGGCACCAAGACCGGATAGGGTCACGCTCTTGTTGTCACCGCCGATGGCTGACAGAACCACGCCGCTCTCAGGGACCGTCTTCTCGGCCGGATAGGCAATCGGCCGGGTGCGAGACAGGGAATAGCCGCGAAAATATTGCAGCCCGCCTTCCAGCGCTTCGATCCGCGCGCGCCAGGCGTCCAGCGCGTTCGGCTTCAGCTGCTTGGTCTGATAGGCCGCCGACCACAGCGGCGACCCGAGATCCTTCACATAGGTGACGCCACCTGCGGTGCGCGATTGCTCCTGGCGATAGAGCGGCTCGAACTTGGTCGACCAGCCCGGAAACTCCGCAAGCAGGTCGACCGGATAGACGATGGTCATATCTTCGCACCCCGCGCCCTGGCGTTCTTGATGGTCCCGATCACCTTGGCCTCAAAGGTCTTCCGATCCTGGGCCATCGCATTCTGCAGGCGTGCCACCGCCTCGGCATCCGCGCCGCGTGCGTCGATGTTTGGTGCGTAAGTGACCTGGGTCGAGGCGGCCTTACTGGCGGCCTTGGAAACGTCAGGGGTACGCGGAGGCCGACTGAGAATGCCAGAGCCGTTTGTGACGATACCTCCATTAGCTCTAGCCAAGAAGCCCTTGCGGCTATTGAGCGCCTCCAGTAACGGGCGATTTCGTTTCGTGGCGGCAGCATTTACGACAAACTCACCATCCGAAAGGGCAGTTGGGATCTTGTCGCCCCGCGGCCCGCCCGGCCCCCGGATTAGTCCCGCCGGCTCGACATCGCCGCCATCCTTCAAGCCAAGGAACGACCCAAGGGTAGTATTCGTCTTGAAATTCGAGCTGGTAATAGAATTTCCAGACATCCCACTGAATAAGCTCCCCCAGAAGCTACCAGACCCACCAGCACCGTTAATCTGCAGGATCGAGTCAAGCAAACTGTCGGTCATTTTATCCGCCAGCTTCTGGATAGCATTGCTGAATACATCAGCGGCGCTAGCTCCGGAACGCAGGTCGCTGACTACGCCGGACAGAATATCCTTTGCGTCGGTCTTAAGCTGTTGCGCAGCCTCACGGGCTTTATCTTGCGATTGGGCAAGCTTTTCCGCCTGCACACCCGCATTGGCGTAAGACGTGGAAAGCTGGTCGATCTGCTTTTCAAGCTCTGGCGTGACTTTGAGGCCGGCTTCCTTGGCCGCATTTAGTAGCTCGAATTGCGCTCTAGCCTTCGCCGCAGCAAAACCAAAATCGTCAATGGTCGGGTTAAGCTGCTTTTGAGCTGCGGTTTCGGCCTGCGTTGCTGCGGTCGTTTCTTCGATCCGCTTGCGCATTCGCTCGTATTCGTCCAGCTTTTCCTTGGAGCCGCTTTTACTCTTGCCGCCCGTGCCGTTGGCGGAAACTGCACCAGAGACGGCGCCACCGCCCGGATTATCCGCAAAGCCGGAATTGAGCGCTTCCGACAACTTATCGACAGAAACGGTTGTCAGTTCGGATTCGGCCCGAATTCGCTTGATCTCATTGGTCAACGGATTGGCGTCAATCATCGCCTGAGTTTTCTCCAGGCCGGTAATACTATCAGGCAGGCGCACGAAATCCCCAACCTTCGGGTCGGAATATCCTTGTTGCACCGACGAATTGCGGGTTGCGACTTGTGAGCCAATTTCGGCCTTGAGTTGGGCTGCCTTACTCTGAAGCTCAATGTCTTGGACAGCCAAAAGCGCGCGCTGTCGCTTCAACTCCAGCTCCAGCAACGATTTCTTGGCTTCAAATTCTCTTTTTGTCGACGCCACAATGGAGTCGGTGCTTTTCGACTGCACCCCGGCCGTGCTGGCAATTGCCTGCTTGTAAGCCTCTTGCGCGCGCTTCGCATCCTCCAGCATGCCGTTAATGGAGCCAGCACCCGCAGCCTGGTCGGCTAGGCTGCGGGTGGCATCATCAACGGAGTTGGAAAATGCACCAAAGGCAACGGCGGCGCCTGCTGCAAGTCCGGCAATGGTGCCGAGAGGACCTAGGGCGCTACCCAGAACAGGCGCGAGACTTGCCCCCGTACGAAGAGCTGTCGATAGCGTGCCGAGAACTGCGACCAGTTGCGGAACCTGCGCAAGCATGAGGCCGATGCCACGTCCAACTAAGGCGCTCCCCAGTACAGTCGCGAGCTGCAGGGCCACATCCGCCGTACTGTCAAAATTATCAGCCAGCGCATTTAAGCCGATTACAAGTCGCTGCGAACCAGAAAGGCTTTCATCCGTCTGGCCGATGTATTTAGTGAAAGCATTGTTTATCTTCGTAAAACTCTGCTCAATTGTTTGCGTTGAATTGCTGGCCATCTCTTCAAGACGTTGAGCACCAACTAAAATTCCCTGAAACAGGTTTTGCGAACTGATCTTTCCATCACTTACTAATTGCTTGAGCTTGGCAACAGAACCATTCGCCTCTTTGATGCCAGCCGCGGCGGCTTTGGTAACAGCCGGCATGGCATCCATGATGGAGCCAAACTCTTCCATCTGGACATTGTCAGAGCCGAGAGCCTGACCAAGCTGCTGTAACGCCCCGGCCGCCGCCTCCGCGCTCGTTTTGCCGAGCTTAAGGCCAAGCGCCACAACATCCGAAAACTTCACTAGATCTTGCTGCGATGCGCCAAGTACATCCGCAGACTGGGCCGCGCGTCCATAGAGATCCGATAGAGCCCCAATGGGGGCGGCATTCTTTTGCGCGCTGTTGTAAAGCTCGTTCAAAATAACTTTTTGACGCTCGCCGGTCACCCCCGCAACGGCAAGGCTATTTTTGGCATTGGTCCAGGCGTCGGCATAATTGGCGACAGCGCCAACGGACAAAACGGCAGATAATCCGCCAATCGAGGTTGCAAGTGCTCGCGACAATCCGTCGCCAGCACCGCGACCGATGGCAGCCAACTTCGCTTCCATCTGCTTCCCCCGCGTCTCGATGCGGGTAAAGCTATTGTTTGTGGTGCGCAGAGCCTTGGCGAGGTTCTTCTCATAGTCCGCGATCCTGGCTTCCAGGACCGCGACCAACCGTTCTTCAGATGTGGCCATTAGGGTTCCTCGCACGGCTCAAAGCCTGCTCAAATTCGTCATCACTTGGGGCTTGCGGTTTGTTCTCGCCATGAGCAGCTGCCCAGGCCGAGGCCATGACGGACCATTGGCCGATGGAAAGTCGACCAATATCCTGCACGCCAATCAGGAGTGCGGCTCCATAAATTCCGGCGAAGTCGAGCCGCTCTGCTCCGCCTCCGGCTCCCCCGCTGTCTCCAACTCATCACCATGGACGCGCACAAGCGCTGCAAAGCAGACTGCATAGGCAACGCCAAGATTCTCGTCCAAAGGACGCTCCTCGACGTAACGCCTCACCAGCGGCAAAGCCTCCATCGGCTTCATGCCGCCACCGATCAGACCCAACCGCAAAACCTCGATAATTTCACGAGACGTTGCCGTGCGCGTCATCATTCGTTCCGTGATGACAAAAATCGAGCGGTCAAACCGCTCTTCCAACTCTTCCAATTGCTTGAGTGCCAGGCGGAAGGTGTATTCCCCATCCGCCCATTCCAAAGTGATCGATCCGTGCCCGCTCATCAAACAGCATCCACCCAGGTGACAACGCCGTCAGATTGCAGGGTAATGCTGCAATCAGCATATTCCTTCGGCGTGCCTGTGACCTCGAAGTCGGTCAACTTGAAAGAACCGATCCAGTAGCCGCCGCCGTTGGCTGCCGTCGCGTCGGCAAGGACGCGTACATTTTTGCCGTCGTCAGAGTTGAACCAGTCCCAGAAGACCTTGAGCGAGGGCGTGTGCGTTTTGCCGGCGCCGGAAATTTCGGCCGCAAAACCATCCTTATTCAGAAATTTCCAGGCCGGCGCGCCCGGATCTTCGCAGTCAGGAAGATTGGTATTCGTCGTTTCAGAGGAAAATTTGATGCCACGATCCGAATTGATCAGGCAATCGATTGCGAAAACCTCAGGTGCGGCACCATTGCCGATCTGAATAAGAAGCTTTTCGCCTTTCAGGCCTTTTACAGGAGCAGGAGCCATAATGCCCTCCTATGGTCAGAGTGAGTTGATGAGAAATCGCAACGTCATAACGTCATGTTGCGTGATGCCGTCAGGGTCAGACAATGTCCGTGCCGTCTCCAGTGAAACGCCATCACACTGATAACCAGGGACATCGGTGATATTCGAAATAGCCTCAAAAGCAGCAGCGCGAGCCGCCTTCACTTCGGCTTTTGAGCCGCTATCGGGTCGCGACCATGTATGAATGTCGCAATCGACAGTCCACATAGGGCCGCAACTGCCACTGTTATCGGAAACCTGTTCGTCACCGATGGTGTGGTAGGGGAACTGCGCATCAGCCGGCACATTGTCGTAGACGCGCCCATCACAGCAATTCGCTGCACGCATCGCGTCGTAAATCGCCTTTTGGACTTCTCCGGCAATCATGATGCAGCCTTTTTGATTGCCCTGCGCATGGCGCGGGAAAGCTTCGATTTCATGCGTTTTTTAAGAAGGCGATAGGCGGGGAAAAAATACGGGCGAGCCTTGGTTCCA